TCTCAGGGTGCATAATCCCCTCACGGTGGCCATGGGCGACAGCGAGGAGATGCGCAAAGCGATCCAGCTGCTGGATGAGGTGAAAGAGTCCATCATCAACGCGTATGCGATCAAAACAGGGCTCTCGCGCACGAAGCTCTCCACCCTAATGGATTCAGAGACGTGGATGAACGCCAACAAGGCGCTGGAGCTTGGTTTCTGCGATGAAATCATGTTTCAGCCCGATGCGCATGACGAGCCTGCGGAGAACAGCTTCGCGTTCTCCCGCCGTGCGGTCACCAACAGCCTGCTGGATAAGCTCCGCGCCAAGGTTCCCAAACCCCCTGCCGCAACGGAACAGCCCAAGACGAAAGCGTCAGACCTCGACAAGAGGCTGGCGCTTTTACAGTAAAACGGAGGTAGAAAGATGAACCAGATTTTGACCCTGCGCGAAAAACGCGCCAAGGCATGGGACGCCGCGAAGGCGTTTCTGGACACCAAACGCGGCACGGACGGTCTGCTCTCCGCCGAGGATGTGGCCACGTATGAGAAAATGGAGGCCGATGTGGTCAGCCTCGGCAAGGAGATCGACCGGTTGGAGCGGCAAGCTAGCCTTGACCGGGAGCTTTCCCAGCCCACGACCAGCCCCATCACCAACCAGCCTGCCGCAGGCGGCAAAGCCAAGGATGGCCGCGCGTCCGACGAGTATACCCGCTCCTTCTGGGCGCTCATGCGCAACAAGAGTGTAAGCCATGAGGTTTACAACGCCCTCAAGATCGGGCAGGACGATCACGGCGGGTTCCTGGCTCCGGACGAGTTCCAGCGCACGCTGCTGGAAGCCCTGCAGGAGCAGAACATCTTCCGGCAACTGGCGCATGTGATCACCACCAGTTCCGGCGACCGCAAGATTCCCGTCGTAGCCAGTAAGGGTACGGCGGCGTGGATTGACGAGGAGGCCGCCTACCCGGAGAGCGACGATACCTTTGGTCTGGTGTCCATCGGCGCGTACAAGCTTGCGACTATGATCAAGGTGAGCGAAGAGCTGCTCAACGACGGCGTGTTCGATATCGCCACCTATATCGCCACGGAGTTCGCGCGTCGTATCGGCGCTGCCGAAGAGGAAGCCTTCTTCACCGGCAACGGAACCGGCAAACCCACGGGCATCCTGAACGCTACCGGCGGCGCGGAGCTGGGCGTCACCACGGCGGGCGCGACCGCAATCACCATGGACGAGGTGATGGATCTGTTCTACGCCCTGCGCTCACCCTATCGCCGTAATGCCAATTTCCTCATGAATGACGCAACCGTAAAGGCGCTACGCAAGCTCAAGAACGCGAGCGGCGACTATATTTGGCAGCCGAGCGTCACGGCTGGCGCGCCGGATACCATCCTCAACCGTCCCGTATACACCAGCGCCTTTATGCCTACCATCGCCGGTGGTGCCAAGAGCATCCTGTTTGGAGATCTGGGCTACTACTGGGTAGCCGATCGTGAAGGCCGCTCCTTCAAACGCCTGAACGAGCTGTACGCGCCGACCGGTCAGGTGGGTTTCCTTGCCTCCGAACGCGTGGACGGCAAGCTCATTCTGCCCGAAGCGGTCAAGGTGCTCCAGCAGAAAGCGAGCTGATATGGAGATGTTGGAGGCGCTCAAAGCGCATCTGCGCATTGAGCAACCCGAAGAGGACGCCTACCTCCAATCGCTGCTGACCATGGCGCAAGCGACCGCAGAGGACTTCTGCGGTTGCCCTTTTCCCGAGGAGATACCCGAGCCTGTCCGGCTCGCGCTCCTGCTCATGGCTGGCCATCTGTATGCCTACCGCGAGGTCAGCGACAAGGATGCTTATGAAGCCATGCTTCAAGCCTTTCATTCGTTGCTCTGGCCATACCGGGATGTGAGCAAGCTATTCTAAGGGGGGTGGTGCATACGAGCAAACAAAAGGAGCCCATCGTCCACGCCGGGGAACTGCGCCACCGCGTCGTGTTTCTACAAAAGCAAGTTCAAGTAAAAAGCGGTGTTTCGACAACGCAATGGCTTCCCGCCTTCACGTGCTGGTGCAAAGTTGAGCCACTCTCCGGCAGAGAATTCTGGCAGGCGGCGGCGGTCAACCGGGAAAACGAGGTGCGTTTCACCCTCCGGTACCGAAACGGCGTGAATCCTGCCATGCGCATCCTGTTTGAGGGAAAGCTGTACGACATCACCACCGTGCTGGATGTGGACAATCGGCACAGCAAGCTGGAAATCCTCGCAAGGAGCGTGACAGATGGGCAGCCTACGGCTTGAAGGACTGGGTGCGCTTGCCAAGCAGGCTGCCGCGCTGGGGCAGGACGCGAAAAAGGCAGTGAACAGCGCACTTCTCAAGGGTGCTCGCATCATCACCGCCGAGGCAAAGGTACGTGCGCCGCGCACCGAGGGGCATCCGACAACGCGCGGACGAAGCCCTCGGCACCTGGCAGATGTGCTGACCGCCACCAAGATCACCGCCAAAAACGTATCCGGCGTGACCGTGGAGGGCGGCGCTAACGGCCCCAGTTACTACTGGAAATACGTCGAGTACGGCACGGTTAAGCAAAATGCGCAGAAGTTCATCAACGAAAGCGCCGCCGCCAAGGAGGCGGAAGTGCTGGATGCCGTCGCCGCAGAACTGAAAAGCGAACTGGGACTGTGAGGTGTTTCCCACTGGACGCGTCAACCCTTGTGGACAATTTGTTGGAAAGTGGCGATCTGACCACACTGCTGGCTACTGACCCTTACGGGCATCCTGCCATCTACCAGATCCTTGCCCCGGAAGCGGAGGTGTTCCCTAGGCTTGCTGTGTTCGAGGCGGGTCGCGAGTACACCCGCTTTGCGGATGACCTGCCGCTGGAAGAGGCGGTCACCTTCCGCATCGATCTCTACGCGCGGGAAAACGTTCTATACCAGGTCAACACCGCATTGCACAACGCCATGCGGTTGCTGGGTTTCCGGCGTGACGCGCAGGTGCAGGATGATTACCTGCCGGAGATCGACATCTACGTGAAATCAGTCACCTATACGATCAAAGTACCGCTGCCCTTTCCGTGGCGGTAAAAGGAGGATTCCTATGACAGTAACCGCACAAAGGCAGTCGCTGCGCAACATCCACTATGCCTTGCTCACCAGCGATACGTCGGCGGGTGCAGTCTACGCGCTGCCCAAGCCGCTGGTGGGCGCTGTGTCCGCGAAGGTCAGCCCCGCGTCCAGTCAGGAAAAGCTCTGGGCGGATGACGGCGTGTTCGACATCGCGTCGGCGTTGGGCGATATCACGCTGGAAATCGAACTGGCGGCGCTTCCGCTGAGCGCGCAGGCCGTGTTGCTGGGACACAGTTACCAGGCAGGGGTCATGACCCAGAATGCCGGGGACGAACCGCCATTCCTGGCGATTGGCTTCATGAGCCAGCCCCAGCAGGGGCAGTTCCGGTTTGTCTGGCTGTATAAGGGCAAGTTCGCGCTGGTGGAGGACGAATACAACACCGCGACCGACGCGCCCGCATGGCGGCAGCCCAAGCTTTCCGGTACGTTTATCAAGCGCGAGTACGACGGCAACTGGCAGATCATCGCCGATTCCACCGACGCCCAATTCACCGGCGCCGCCGACTGGTTCAAGGGTGTGTACCCGGATGTTCCCGCCGGCGGCGGCGCGTAAGGAGGATAATATATGGCTTTGCACGATATCCGCGAGGTGCGTATCCCGATTGAACTGGACAAGCCCCGCACGCTGCTGTTTGACCTGAACGCCTTTGCGGAACTGGAGGAGCGTTTCGGCTCCATGGACAAGGCGTTTGACGCGATGCAGAAAGGCTCGCTCAAGGCGGCGCGGACGCTACTGTGGGCGGGTCTTTTGCATGAGGACGCGAAACTGACCGAGCGGGCGGTCGGCAGCATGGTGACGCTGGGTAACCTCGAAGCCCTGATGGAATCGATCACGCAGGCGCTGATGAACGCCATGCCTGCCGAAACGGGCGCGGCTCCCGCGCAGGAAGCCGTGGCGGCGGACCCTCGCTGAAAGCGCTATGGGATTCCTTTGCGGATACGGCGGCGCCCGGTTCTGGTGAAAGCCTGGACTGGGTGCTGCTGTATTACATAGGGACTGTAGTGCTGGGAATGACCGAGATGGTTTTCTGGCACTGTACCCTTCGTAAGTTGCACGCGGTGTTCCGCTATCATCTGGATAATCACCGTACCCAAGGAACACCGAGAAGGAAGTGACCCCTCGTGGCCAAGGAACTGGGCGACCTGATCGTCCGACTGTCGCTGGACAGCAGCCGTTTTGAAAACAGCCTGGAGAAATTCGAAGCTCAGATGACTAAGGTGCAGGCCTCCTGCATGAGCGCGGCCACGGGGCTCACCAGCTTTAAGAAGGTTACGGAAAAACTCAAGGTTTCGGCAGATACGCTCACTGAGCGCCTGAACCTGCAAAAAGAGCGGGTTTCGGAACTGGAGCACGCGTATGAGGCTAGTAAAAACGCTAAAGGCGCAGACGCCGAAGAAACGAAAAAGCTGGCTGTGAAGCTTGAGGAAGCGCGGCAAAAGCTCACCCAGACCGAACAGGCGCTAAAACTCGTCAATGAGCAGATCAAGCTCAACAAGAACGGTTTCTACCAGTTCGGGGTCAATCTGGAGAACGTGGGCGCGAAGCTACAATCGGTCGGTAAAAAGATCGCCGAAACGGGCACGCAGCTGACCGCAAGGGTTACTGCCCCGGTGATCGCGCTGGGCACTGCCTGCATTGCCACCTTTACCGGCTTTGACGATAGCATGAAGCAGGTGCAGGCGACCATGGGTCTGGTCGCGGGGTCGTCGGTTGAGGCGGACAAGTCCATCGCGCTGCTTTCGGCCACTGCCAAGGAAATGGGCGCGACCACCAAGTATACCGCTTCCGATGCCGCCGACGCGCTCAACTACTTGGCCATGGCAGGGTACACGGCGGAGCAGGCCTGTGAAGCCCTGCCGGATGTGCTCAACCTCGCGCAGTCCGGCGGGTTGGATTTGGCCTATGCTTCGGATTTAGCCACGGACGCCATGTCCGCGCTCGGTCTGCAAATGAACGACCTGGGCATGTTTTCCGATCAGCTGGCGGTCGCCGCCCAGAAATCCAACACCAATGTGGGTCAGTTGGGCGAGGCGATCCTGACTGTGGGCGGCACTGCTAAAAACCTCGCTGGCGGCACCGTGGAGCTGGCTACCGGCCTTGGCATCCTCGCGGATAACGGCATCAAGGGCGCGGAGGGCGGCACCGCGCTTCGCAACGTGATTCTCTCGCTGACCGCGCCGACCGATCAGGCAGCCAAGCGCATGAAAAAGCTCGGCCTGAATGTCTACGATGCGCAGGGCAATATGCGCCCGATGAACGACATCCTCAATGATCTCAACGGCGTGATGGGCGACATGTCGCAAAAGCAAAAGACGAACCTGCTCAATACGCTGTTCAACAAAACCGATTTGAAAGCGGTTAATGCGCTTCTGGCCAACAGCGGCGCGCGGTTTGACGAGCTGTCGGGATACATCGAG